AGTGCGCCTGGTACGGGCAACCTTCTGGTGCCGCCTGCTGCGTTCTGGATGGCATCTGCTGTCGCACCCGCTCCCACCATTTATATCCTGGCTGCTGTCGGGACATTCACGAGCAGCTCTGTCACGCCGGTAGTTGTGCAGGGCTTGTTCTCATTCCCGAACGCCTGCTTGTTGACAGTCGGCAGTGTCGCTCCGACCTTGAGCATCCTACAGACGGTGACAGTGCCTGCTTCGATCTGGACGGCGAGCCCGATTGCTCCTCTTCTGGTGAAGACGTTGTTCCCGAATGTGGTGCTGTCGACGTTCTCGACTATCGCGCCTGCGCTTTCTATTGTTACGCCTATCACGGCAGCTCTGGTGACGTTCCGATCGGGAGCACCATCGTTCATCTCGGGCACGGGACAGTCGCTCGCGATTCCGCCTGCTACGTTCTCAGCCGCTGCTGTCGCCCCATCGACGTCAGTACTGGTAGTTGTGCCCTATGGATCGTTCACGGCGTCGATCGCTACGCCTGTGCTCGTCAATGTCTTGGCTGCCTCGTCTGCTATTATGACGCAGACAAGCGTGGCGCCTGTGCTGGCGAGAAGTCCGCTTGTGTTGATGCCGGCGCCAGTTACGACAATGATTGCTGGAGCGCCGAGCATTCTAACTGGTGTGGGAACGACAGCTCCAATCTTTACAGCGAGTGCGTCGCCACCATCCTTGTCCATTTCGCTCGCGCCCACAGCTCCGACTTTCACAGCAGTTATTCCGGCTGTACAACTCGGACATACTATCGTTCCGTCGCCGATTCGGACGACGTTCACGAGTGCTGCTTCAATCCAGATGATTGTCCAGTTGCCGGTCGGAGTCTGGTCTGCGGCCATGACGACTCCCAGCGTCGCTCTCCAGGTGCCCGCTCCGGCCGGCAAGCTTACGATGTCGAGTATGACCATTAGTATGGATGTTGAGAAGACAGTGTCTATGGACGTAGCGCGCTGGACGGCGCAGCTGCCAGCCCCTGCTTTGAGCATTATTCTCAAAAGTCCCGTTCCGATCTGGGTCGGTTCGCCGCAGAATCCCCAGATCGGACGGGGCTCGATCGCAGTGCCGGCCTACGTCAACTTCTCTGCGGTTGAGCCAGATGTGCAGCAAGAGAGCACAACGGCGGTCTACACGTATGTGCCGGGTGAAGTTGTCGAGTCGAATGCGTGGCCGATGTGGCAACACTAGTCTGGAACGAGGATTTCGAGACGAACGCGATTGCCACGATCTTTCCTGGCGGTAACTCGAATGCCTCGATTGACACCGTTGTCTTCAAAACTGGAGCCAAATCGGCCAGGTTCAATGGTGATCCTGCTTACGGACTCCACACTTGGACTTCTGGCCCCATCACTGTGTTCAAAGCTTGGATCTGTCTTGCGGCTATTCCGAGCCAGGGCATCGAATTGATGACTTTGAACGGTGGCCCTCGTTTCGGTTACGACATAGCGTCAAACAAGTTCGGGTGGATCAATGGGACAGCACAAACGATGGATCGCCTATCTGCTGTTACGCCGGTAGCTGGACAATGGTATCTCTTTGAGTTCCGTATTAACCAGTCCGCGAATCCGTGGGTGCTCGACTACCAGATCGACGGCGTTCCCCAGACACAGATCACCTATGCTGTTGCTGCCTCAACAGTCAACGGGATCTATCTCGGGCACACAACTGGGTTCTCGGTGTTCGTCACCCTTAACTGCGATCTGGTGCAAGTATCTCAAACGGCGGCGGATTACCCGCTCAGCGTTGTCTCGAACACAATAGTCGCGCCACCAGCGACATTCACAGGCAGTTCTGTCGCTCCGGTGATAGCGAGAGATGCGACGGTTGTCGCTCCGCCGGCAGTCTTGACCGCTAGTTCGGTAGCACCAGGACTGGGCGGTGGAGTCATCACTCCACCCGGTACCTTCTCGGCGTCGTCCGTAGCTCCGACAGTATCCATCGCCATATCGAAGACGGTAGTTGCGCCACCTGCCACCTTCTCTGGCAGTTCGGTCGCACCCGTACTAACGAAGTCAATCCTGCTAACACCGCCAGCAGCGTTTTTCACAGCCGCACCTGTCGCACCAGTCCTGCTGATGATCATGATTACGCCACCTGCCGTATTCACGGCATCTGCCGTAGCGCCCGTTCTGGGCAAGACTATGGTGCCTAATGCTGTGTTGACGACGTTCTCGGCGGTTGCGCCGCCCGTCACCTTCACCGCTTTGGTCGTAGCTCCGCCAGGCGTAACGACATTCTTGTCTGTCGCGGCTGGGCTCTCGCGCAGCAGTGTAGTCATCCCCAATGCAGCGACGGCGACATTTAGCTCGGTAGCGCCTCCGATCCAAACGTCGGTCTCACTGGTGGCAGCAGTCGCGACTTGGACGGCGGCTTCGGTGGCGCCCGCCCTGATCAAGACACAGATTGCTCCACCAGCAACTTGGACAGCTACGGCTGTCGGCCCATCGGTTAGCTGGACAGCTCTGATCGTTAGTCCGCCTGGCGTCTTCACCGCCAATAGTGTAGGGCCAGCGATTCAGTCTGGCGCCGGTATCACTCTAGCTGTGACTGCTTGTCTCTTCACCGCCAAAGGAGTCGGGCCTGCTATCGCTACAGATTGGTTGATCGCAGTGCCGCCAGGGATCTGGACAGCAGCTGGAGTCGGGCCAATTGTTTTCATTCACTCGTTCTACCCTGCGCCTCCAGCAGTCTGGACGGCTGCTGCGGTTGCTCCTGGGATCTCGTATCCAGTTAGCGTTACTGTGCCGGCAGCCCCTGCAACCTTTACGGCGTCCGCTCCTACGGTATTCGCTGGGTCAGGCGTATTCTTAATTGTACCGCCTGTGACAGCGAGTTACGCATCTGTAGCTCCGATCCTGCTTAGATCGAGCAGCGTCACCAGTCCGCCGGCATTGCTGACAATGTCTTCGACTGCTCCGGGTCTGGCAGTCGGATCGGACAGGCTGATCGTGACGTCAGCGGCGACAACTACTTTCTCATCCGCATCTCCAGCTCTTACAACGGGAACAATTGTCGGGGCGCCAGCCGCTGCTTGGCAGGCGACCGCTGTCTCTCCCCTGGTCGCTATGCGGCTGGCTTCCCCGGCAGGTATAGTCTCGTTCACCGCGAGCGCGCCGATCCCCGGCTCGCTCGTTTCTGTCACCGCCCCCATAGGACGAGTCATATTCAGTTCAAAGTCTCCAGTGATCATAGGCGTCAGCGTCGGAACAGAGTTCCAGTACACACAAGGAACCATCTGGCAGCACTCGATGACAAGTGGTGATGCGATGCAATCTCAGACCGGACGGATTGTTCAAACTCACGAGAGGTTCTGATGCCTTACTCGATCACATTCGAGGACTACACCCCGCCGCCGAAGTTCGATGGGCTGTCATGGACTCAGATCCACATTGAGGAGGCACCGGCGGCATCCGGGCCGTGGACTGAGATCGATGTGCAGCCCATCGTTCCACTTGATTCTGATCCGACAGAGCCAATGGCGCGTGCTTTCACGACGGACAACGCGACAATCATTAACGGGTGGTATCAGATCATCTTCCATGACGCTGCTGCATCGACGGCAGTTCCAACGACCCCGATCCAGAATGCTCCCGTTGATACGATGCCGTATCTGCCTACGCTGGCGGATCTTGGCGCACTCATGCACGCCCGGACGCAGGACAACATGGGGAACGAAGCCGCCACCTTCAACAACTTCACGCGTCCGACCGGGGATGAAGCCAACCGTCTTATCCTTCAGGCAGCCGACGATGTGACGACTGCGATCGACACCGACATCCCTTCAGGCGCGTATCGCTACGCGAAGCAAGCGGTCATCTATCGTGCGGCGATGCTGATCGAGCTAGGTTACTGGCCCGAGCAGATCAACACTGGCCGATCGCCTTACCCGCAGTATGCGGAGCTGTTCGACGCTTTCTTCCTCAATCTACAGTCGGCAGTCAACCGCGAGCGCGAGGAATCCATAGAGGGCGAGGATGTAGGTAGTCCAGGCATGGCTGTCTACTCCTTCCCGCTGGGGCCATGTGCAGGGAGCATCCGCTGGTGAGCTACAACGACCTCACATACGCCAGGTTCGGCACCAACAAAGCGGAGATCGAGAAGATTGCCAACAAGTACAGGCTGACTGCTAAGCAGGTCACGGACACAGCGCCTGTGATGAGAAGTATTGCGGACAACCTCCAGATCATCTTCAAGCGCAACTTCGAGTCGCAGGGGCGCCGCAAGGGTGGGTCGTGGCCAGCACTAAAACAAGAGACGATCAAGCACAAGCTTCGCCTAGTGGGGCAAGGAGGCGGGCATCGACTCCAGGGCGGTCGTGCCTTTGGTGGCGGATTCTTTATCCGTCCCAAGGGATCTTCTGGAATCACTGGCGTATTCAAGCCTACGGCTGGAGCCCTTCACGTCTATGAGCCTGTACGATTGACTGACAGGCTGTTCAACGCCGCAACGGGACAGACTTCTGAGACGGTGAAAGAGGTCACCAGATACAAGGCCATCGTGGGCGTCCAGGGCATTCCATATGCGAAGGTTCAACGTGATGGTGGAGGCAACAGCATCCCGGCTCGCAACTATATGATGGTTGACGAGGCCGACAGAATTGAGTTCCTCCATCTCCTGGAGGATCACATCTTTTTGTACTACGCTGCTGGCTCCGGGTTCGTGCGACGGGCAAAGGGTCTGGGCGGGTATGTCTTCTAGTCCTGATATCTTTTCCGAGATCAAGGATGGTGCTCAACTTGAGGAAGCCATCATCGCGCATCTATCGGCCTGGATGCCTGTTTACTTGCGTGAGCTAGAGATTCAGCGCGGATGGCCGAATGGCAAGCATCTGCCCAACGCAAGATCGTTCACAGTTTTCAGCCGTCTCGATCACTTCGATGAGCAGCAGCTACCAGCCGTTGTAGTATCTTCACCAGGGCTGGCTAGTGCGCCGAAGATGGAGGGTAGCGGCTCGTACACTGCAATCTGGAACGTCAATATTGCAGTCATCGTTTCGGCTAAGGATCAAGCATCAACGAATACGTTGGCCAAGATATACGCGGCTGCTGTTCGAAGCATCATGGTGCAGAAGCCGAGTATCAGCGAGTTCGCCGTTCACAATGTCTGGACAAACGAGAGCTACGATGATCTCGGCAGCTCGGATGGAGAACGGACATTCGCTGTTGGGGTCGGGGAGTTCGCTGTAATGGTAGAAAATGTCGTCAACAAGATGGGAGGCCCACGCACCTATCCATTCATCGAACCGCCCGACCCGGAGACGCAGCCTGGCAGCCAGTGGCCTGATGCCCAGGAAGTCATTGTCGAAGTTGAGAAGGAAGGGATCGCATGACGACAGTCAAGAACGTCGGCGCTCTGACTGACCTGGCCGATGGAAGTATCCTGGAGCCAGGGGCAACAAAGGACGTCACAGCGAAGTCGCTGGGCGATCCTTACAACCAGTGGCTGATCGAGGAGGGGCGCATCGAGGTCGTCTCCGAGGAGCCCAAGGCAAAGAAGGGTGGTGACAAATGAGCAGGCCAGGAGTTGAGATTGCTCTGCTGGAGCAGCCGCCAGCAAGGACTCCTCCAGTTGATACGGGCGTCTTCTTCGCCATCGGCCCGGCACAGATGGGGCCAACCAACGCACCAAGCTTCATCAGGAGCATGTCCGAGTTCCAACGCATCTACGGGGCTCGTGTGACCTACAGCTACTTGTGGGACGCGATCGACTGCTACTTCAAGGAGGGTGGGAGTCGAGCGTACATCAGTCGCGTTGTCGGCCCTGCCCCGATCAACGCTACTGTGGCGCTCAAGGACGCATCCAACGCCGCCACGATGAACGTGACGGCGAACAGTCCTGGGGCCTGGGCGAACAGCTTGTCGGTGCAGATCACGGCCGGGTCGGTTGGCGGCACCTTTGTCGTCAACATTTTCCTCTCGGGCGTGCTCGTAGAAGTGTCGGGGGATCTCATTGATGTTCCGGCAGCCGTTAGCTGGTCGCAGTCGTCCGAGTACGTCGTGATCACGGATATCACGGCCAGCTCTCTGGATCCAGCCGTCGTCGCGGCGACTGCTCTCGTCGGCGGAACAGATGACAACACGAACATCGTCGAGGATAACTGGACAACAGCCTACAACCTGTTCAGCAAAGGTCTGGGGCCAGGTCAGGTCGCCGCTCCGGGTCATACCTCGCAGGGCGGACAGACGGCGCTGCTCGCTCACGCCGATGCCAACAACCGTGTCGCGCTCGTAGATGCGCTCGATTCGGGATCCAAGGCAACCCTCAAGTCGGCGGCTGCCGCGCTCCAGGGTGCGGTGCCAGGGAATCGTCACGCAGCTCTGTTCGCTCCGTGGGCGATTGTTCCGGGCATCGTCGCCGGCACTACCCGCATCGTGCCGTGGTCGGCTATCGAGGCCGGCATCATCTCGCGGAACGATGCTCATCTCAGCCCCAACACGGCAGCTGCTGGGCTACAGAACGGCCAGAGCGTGTATGCGATCGGGCTCAGCCAGCCTCCGTTCAGCGACTCCGACCGGCAGGATCTCAATGCTTCGTCGGTGAACATCGTTCGGGCGCTATTCAACGGCATCATGGCCTATGGGTTCCGTACCCTGGTTAACCCCGGCAGCGATCCGAACTGGATCCCGTTCAGCAACAGTCGTCTCTTCATGGCGATTGTCGCCGAAGCGGATGCAATTGCCGAGCAGTATGTGTTCGATCAGATCGACGGCAAGGGCGTCACGTTCAAGGAGTTCGGCGGCAACCTGGCTGGGATGCTGGCCAGCTACTACAACGAGGGCTCGTTGTATGGCGATACGCCGGATGCTGCGTATGCCGTGGATACCGGGTCAACAGTTAACACACCGGACACGATCTCCAACCTGGAGATCCATGCAGTGATCAGCGTCAAGATGAGCCCGTTCGGAGAACTGGTTCACATCGACATCGTCAAGAAGCTCGTCACGGACACAATCTGAGAGAGGGGGTGAAGTAAATGGCAGAATCCACTGGTGGGCCAACTCGCAAGGACACCTACATCCTGAACGTCATCGTGAATGGTATCAGGCTGGGAGTGTTCGACAAGATGACCGGAGGAGATCTGGACTCCGACGAGTTCAAGTATTATCCCGGAGGCATGGTGCCGCCTGTCTCTCTCGGAGGCAAGGTCAACCCTGCCAACTTCGTCGTCTCGCGTCTGTATCGTCTAGCGCGCGACCACGATTACGTGCAGAAGCTCTACAACGGCGTCGGCAAGTACGACTGCAAGGTCATCAGACAACCATTGGACATCGACTCCAATCCGTACGGATCACCGATCGTCTGGAACGGTACGCTCAAGCGCGTCACCGTTCCTGAAGTCGATTCAGAGTCCAGCGATCCAGGCCTGCTGGAGCTGGAGTTTACGCCGCAGGGCAACCCGCAGGTCAGCGGCTAACGAGATACTGGGAGGGAGCGCCATGCCATTGCCAGAAGATGAAACGAGGATCTATCATCAGCCGGAGCCAGGAGGCATGACTGAGCCTCTTGACCCCGAGGAACAAGAGCCGAATGGGCTTGTCTCGGACGGCGTGCAGCGGAACATCATGGATCAACTGCGCGCTGTCCGCGACGAGCAGACTGCCGGCGTTACCTGCTTCATCGCGGTGCCGGGCTATCGAGGACAACTGAAGGCAGAGTACGGAGTCCTGCCTACAAAAGAGATGAACAACATGGGCAGGAAAGTCGAACGACAGTTCAGAGACGCCGCCGACCGGCAGCTGAATGGTCTCATCGATATCCTCATCTCTGCTTGTGAAGGATTGTTCTTCGTAGAGGAGGACGGCGGCTTGACCGCCATCGACCCTGACAGCTCCGGGATTCCTCTCACCTACACCGACCACCGCACTGCGGGCTTCTTCAAGCTTGGGGAAGTATCCAGCGCCCGAGGATGTCTAATGGGCGTCTTCCTGAACAACGAGCCCAGCATTCTCGCTCACGGATTGAAGTTGAGTCGCTGGTACGAGGACACGTCGAAGGAAGTTGACGAGAGTTTCCTGGGGGAATAGAAGCCAGCGATGAGATCACTCAAGCCGCACAAATACTCCTCGCTGGCGGAGATCCTCTGCGGTGGCTCAATGGGGAAGATGCGTTCGAGACAGGGATCATGTACCAGGTAGCTCTCAAGGCGATCGAGCTTCAACGCGAGATCCTTCATGAGGATCTCGCTCGTCGTACGGCAAATGCAGTATCGAGGATGTTCAAGAGATAGTGGCCATTGTCACTGATCAGATGGTTATCCAGACCCGGTTGGAGGGAGCTACCTCCGTTGCTGCCGGGCTGGATGCCATCGCGATCGCGGAAGGTAAAGTCGCTGTTGGCGCTGAGGCGGCTCAGGCAGGGCTAGCCAAGACACAGCGGAAGGGTTTTCTGCTCATGCAGACGCTCTTCACTGCTCGTCGCGTCTTGTACGGATTCTCTCTCGCTCTGGGAACTGCGGTGGCTGGAACGGTTGCCCTCGGATTCCAGTTCGACTCCTTCAAGCAGCAGAGCACGCTCGCGTTCACGTCGCTGTTAGGAAACGCTCAGGCTGCCAAGGATGAGATCTCGCTCCTCTTCAATATCGCTGCGAAGACACCGTTCACGTTCCAGAATGTCACGGCTACGGCTCGACAGTTCTTGGCGTTCGGATTCTCGTTGAAGCAGACCAATCAGTATCTCAATGTCCTGGGCGATACCGTGTCTGCGTTCGGACTCAGCGGTGATCAGATCTCTCACCTGGCAGTTGTCTTCGGACAGATCCACCAGTCCGGTCGTTTGCTCGGCCAGGACATGAGGCAGCTGGAGCAGGCCGGCATCCCGGTCTTCCCGGCTCTGCGCAAGGAGCTGGGTCTAACCCAGGCACAGATCCAGGCGTTCATGAAGGGTCAGCTGATCATCCCGAGCCAGTACGGCATCCCGGCCATCATGAAGTATCTCCAGCAGAGGTTTGGAGGCATGGCCGCGATTCAAGCCAAGACGTTCCAGGGCGAGGCGTCTACCTTCAAGGACTACCTGGGTCAACTGATGGGCACTTTGGAGGAGAGCCTATTCAATCGAGCCACCAAGTCCCTGGGAGGAGTCAACGACGCTCTCACCAAGTTGACTAAGACTGCACAGACCAAGGGCTTCACAGCGTTCATCAGCCAGCTCGACGGCATGCTCGGCCTTGGAGGCAAACTCGTATTCGCGGTGAATACGTTGAAGGATGCGTTCATCACCTTCTACCGCTACGAGCGCATGGTATGGGGAGTATCCAAAGACCTAGCAAACATCCTCATATATATGTTCGTGCCTCTTTATTTAGTGTTCAAAGCAGTCGAATGGCTTGTGAACAACGGGCTCGTCCCTCTCAAGTATGTTCTCTACGTTGTTCTTGGCTCTTTGGTTGCCTGGAAAATCGCCATGATTTATGTCAGGATCGCTACCCTTCTGTGGGCAGCGGCAACGGGCATTGCAACATTCGCAATGTGGCTCCAGCAAGCAGCCATTGTGGCTGTGTTCGTGGCGACGGAGTTTCTGAACGTCGCACGCAAGGATGGAATCGCCTACGCTCTCTACACGATGGCGGTCAACATAGGTCTGGTCGGCGCGTACGAAGCAGTCACAGCCGCCGCCTCTTCAGCCGCCGCCGCAACCTGGGCGTTCACCATCGCGCTGCTCTCTAACCCGATCACGTGGGTTGTTCTGGGGACAATCGCGCTGATCGCAGTCTTCACGATCTTGATGGTCAAGGTCAAGGCGTTTCGAGAGTTCATGCTGCACTACGGAGGATTCATCATGCTATGGATCCCTGGCCTCCAGATCGTCGGCACTGTCCTGCTCATCATCGGATACTTCAAGCAGCTACAGGATGCGTTCGGCGGCACTGTGGACTTCATGAAGAATCACTGGAAGGACTTCATCTTGTTCTTCCTGACCTTCGGTGTTGGCAACCTGCTATACCACTTCTGGGATCCAATCGTCACCAACTTGACCATAGCTGTGAACTGGATCAAGGGAATCTTCAACGATCTCTTCAGTTGGATCACGTCACATGCCAAGGACGCTCTCGATCCTCGCAACTGGATCCCATTCGGCCTCGGATCTCTAGTCGGTGGCAAGGGCAAAGTCGGTTTCAGTTGGAAGGATCTGCTCAAGATCGGCTTGCCAGGCCCGCTCTCTGGCATCTTTGCTGATGGTGGAGTCACTCCTCATCGAGGCTACGCAGTCGTAGGCGAGAAAGGCCCAGAGCTAGTCTGGTTGCCTGGTGGCTCTCACGTCCGGCCACTCGCGCCGGTTCCTGACACGGGCGCTTTCCAGCAGCTGCCCGCCGCAGGGCAGGCAGGGCCACGCGAGCTGACGATTCACGTTCCAGTCCACCTCAATGATGGCGTCCTTGGCAACACGTTCGCCAAGTTGATGCTTGACCAGATGGCGAGGGCATAGTGCCGACTCCGCAGCAATACGTTACGATCCGATCTGCTAGCGGTTCTGTCTCGGCTCTGCTGGACGATACAACGCCGACAATCACGGATGGATACGGTGGCTGGCAGGAAGTACAGCGCGCTCGCCGAACGGCCTACGTTGATTGGCCTGGCAAGAATGCACTCAAGATGCAGATCGGCATTGTATTCGACGGTTTCCAGAACGACACCGACGTGTCGGGAAGAATCAAAACTCTGGAGAGCATGGCGCTTCCTGTCGATGGCACGCTCGCTCCTCCTCACGTCACAATCGCGGGATTCGTTCCTCACACCGATCTCACCTGGGTGATCAGTTCGATCACTTGGGGCGAGTCTGACCGCAACGAGAAGGGCATCTTGATCAGACAGAAGATGACCATTCTTTTCTGGCAGTTCGTTCCTGAGGACATCATCGTGAAGTCGCTCGCCAGCCAGTCTCGAACGAAAGCCAAGTCCAAGAACACGGCCCAAGCGGGCAGCGCCAATCGCAAATTTACCCTTTCCACGTTCGGGTATCAGCCCGACTCCTCTACGACTGCTACCGCCACGACGCTCTACATTGCCAAGGCCGGAGACACATTGAACTCCATCGCAGCGAAGCAGCTTGGCGACTACAAACGGTGGACAGAAATCGCCGACTTGAACAACTTGACTAACCCATTCACTCCGTTCAAGGGCGGCGAGAAGATCAAGGTGCCGATCCGCTGATGCCTAAAAACGTCCCCATCACCCCCAACTCTCCGGTAGATCGCGGCGCAGGATCTAAGCCTGCTGACGGCTGGGGGATGGCCGCTGATCTCGGCGAGCTATGGGTTTGGGTCGAGGGCAACAAAATCGAGAACATCCGTGAACGAGTCATAGATGACGGCGCCAAAATCAATCTAACTATCGACGGCGCACATACTGTGAAGGTATCTCTGGATGACTACGATCGAAAGATCCTGCTGGGGAAGAACATCATCAGACACAAGTCACAGATCTTTGTCCAGAGTCGGTGGTGGACTCTTGTTCAAGGTAGCAAGAATGGCGACCAGCTCGATCTCACATTCGAGGACGCCCACACCGCCAATTTGCGCACGTACGGTAAGCTGCTCCTGCTCCCGAAAGCATGGGGTAGCCGTTGTCAGTTCGTCTGGCGCCTCGTTCTGGAGGCAGCCTCGACTGATAAGAGCCTCAACTATGAAGCTCCGTGCGCTGGTCAAAATATCCCACAGAAGTTGGTGGATTCCGTGCTAGGGCTTCAGCAACCAGTGTCTCCGTATATCCGCGATCCTTTCGTTCATGCTAAGCCGAAGACCAAGGCTAATATCAAGATCAAGAGCGCCACTCCTAGCGCCCAACAGATCGACAACATCAACATCATCATGGATGTCTGTTCCAGCATGAACGTCCGGCGTAAGGTCGCAGTTGCCGTGATCATGATCGGGATCGAGGAGTCTAGTCTTCACAACTATGACTGGGATCAAGGCCCGACATCGGCAGCTCCAGGCCTCGATTCCGGTGGGCTCTTCCCAGCGGGCCTAGTCGGTCATCGAGGCATCTGGCAGCAAGATCCACGCTACTACCCAGCAAGCAGAGACGTCAGGAAAGACGCCATCGGCGCTACAGGGCAGCTCGATGGGAAGTACAAGAAGGGCGCGGTGACACTTGGGCACCAGTACGACCTGTCCTATCCGAACATCTCCGTCAACGAGTTGGCCGACAAGATACAGAATGAAGAGGGTTACTGGTTTGGTGGAAAGGCAGGTCAGTATCGGATCGAGGCAGAGCGTATTGTTACGGCCTGGGGGTGGTCAGGCGGAGACATTCGGACGCAGCTGCCTGATCCCAAGACTACGGCGGATGCTACCAAGAACAGTGGCCAGGCCCCAATCGCGATCCCTCCAGGATTCACGCCAACTACCACAGGCGGAGGTAACAATACTCAGTGGCACCGTGGAGCGCCCAAGGGCAAGAAGGGCGTTCGCCGGTTCGAGAACGAAAACAGTTGGTCATGCATTCAGCGGATGGCGAGCGAGGTCAACTGGTATACTTTCATGCTGGGTGACTATCTCGTATTCGCTCCAGGCGACTGGCTCTTTGCCAAGAAAGTTGACTACATCTTCAAAGAGTTCGACAAGGGCGTCGGCTACATCGACTTCGACTACGACGTCAACAAGAAGAACGCCACGTGTACGATCCACACCAGGATCGAGGAGTGGCCGGTGGATCCAGGGAATGTCATCACGCTCGAAGATATGGGCATCGTAGACGGAAACTGGTTGGTGAGCGCGTACGAACGCAGCCTGTTCAGTCATGAGGTCACCGTCACCTGCGTCAAGCCCAAGCCCGCGTTCCCCGAGCCGAGCACCAAGAGCA